ATTTGTAGTATTTGACATACCGCCAGCGCCACCGCCACCGTTGCCACCGCCACCAGGACCGCCACCAGCAATTACAACAAAGTCAATTTTTCCACCACGAACAACGCTAAAGGTGCCACTCCCAGTAAAAGTATGAAGAATGTAGTTTACACCACCATCAGTAATACTTGATGTAGTGCCACCAGTCGCAAGCGTTGGCCCATCAAAACTTGACCCGAAGAGATCTCCTACAAAATTTTTACCATACTGCGTTCTATTAGTAAATCCATTAACTAAATTAGTAGTTAATGCTGTTGATGGCTCTAATCTGCGATCATTAGATTTCTGTTGTTTTCGCATAGCAACCTCCTAAAAATTTATTTAATATCAGGTGATTGTGTGAACATACCCGTGAAGGGATAAGTTATTTGCAATATTAGCAAATGCTCTAATTGTCGGTGCAGTAGTTGCATTGCCCTGGAGCAGCAGACCTGGAATTACCAGAGAAAGACCAGCTTCAGACGTAATCGAAAGCTCAATGTTATTAAAAGTATTGGCATTGCCATACTCAACAGTAAGCTTTGTAGATGTGCTACTAGTACCACCATGATGCATAGCATAAATCCATATCTCATGATACTGAGAAGCGTTGCTAGGACCAGTGTGAATTAAATTTCCAGCCGTAGCGGTATTGGAAATTACTATACCCTGCCCATCAACTGAACCACTCAGTTTATCTTTTGCAAATGTTGGCATATTGTTATATTCCTCCTAATTTAGATCTTAACCAAATACTCTTCCAGCAACGACCATTTGGGCGTCATCTGGCTGATAACCTGCCTGACCCCACTCAAGACCAGATGCTGTAGAAGAATTAGCTTTTAATGCTTGACCGTTTGTACCAACAGCAAGCCTTGTAACTGTTGCGTTTGCAATTGCAACATACAGATCGCCCTTTGCAGTAAGAGTTGTTTTAACTATTGCATTTGCAAAAGGTGTATATGCAGAACCATCATCAGTCCACTCCCACTGGTCATTTGTCTCGTTCCAGCGAAGCAGAACATTATCCGAAGTTCCTCTTTCAATTTCAATACCAGCATTTTCTGTCGGTGAACCAGTAACATCGTTATTCAAAATAACAATATTATCATTAACAGTTAATGTTGCAGTATTGATTGTAGTGGTAGTGCCAGATACAGTTAAGTTAGAAATTGTTGCATCACCAAGATTCGTTGTACCAGACACATGGAGATTGCCACCAATATAAGTATTACCACCAATACCAGCACCACCAGTAAGCACAAAAGCACCACTACCAGTGCTTGTTGCTGCAGTTGAACCAGAAACCGTAAGATTGGCAGCAACCGTCACATTGTCGGGCTGACTAATTGTAATTGCATTATTACTCACAGCTGTCGTAATTTCATTAGCCGTACCAGAAATAGTTAATGTTTGGCCAATAGAAAATGTATCATTAGAGCCAGAGTCAGCAGCTAATGTAAACGAATTAGCGACATTTGCCCACGAAACGGATGTGCCATCAGTGGTAAGAAACTTACCGTCATGGCCTGATTGCGATGGGATTTCTCCAGTCCCACCTTCAGAAAAAAGCTGCCAATTCGTATCATTAGCAAAGGCAGAAGAATCGGATGTAAAATCGGCTGTTGCAACATAAGCATTACCATTAACAAAAACAACATCATCTTTAAGATAAGAAGTTGATGTCGCCCAATTGCTTCTCCATCTAAATCCACGAGTTAACTCCTCCCATTTTGCAGCAGAAAGATCCGTAGCAAATGTTCCAGATGTATGTGCAAGAAGAGCAACATAGTTACTGCCGCCGCGAGTAACAACATCGCCAGGATAATAAGCAGTTGCCGTAGTCCATGCTCCGCGCTGATCTAAACCGTCAGCGAGTTTTGACCAATATGTAGCATTTGTAGGGAGGTTGCCGCTAGCAGTTGCTGCATAAATATATACATATGATGCACCACCATATGTAACAACATCATTTAACTCATATGTTGTACCAGCGTTGTATGCGCCGCGATGGTAGAAGCGAATTCTACCGAGATCAATTACTTGTGACATTTAGCCAACCTCCAATATCAAATGCCCAGATCTAAAACCACCAGCTGCCGTGTTCCAACTAAATGTTATAGATTGATCACTCGTCAGCCATGTTTTATAGACATCTTCAGCATAGTTTAAAACTTCTCCCTTCTCAAGATTTGAAACAGCATTTGCAATAGTTTCAGAACCAACATATTTACCATTTGCATTTCTTGAATCACCAATACGATAATCGGGAATTTCAATCACTACTGTATTATCATCAATTTCTTGAACAACCACTTTGCCATTTGATTCATAATATTTGATACCGTAAAAAATATCTCCAACATAAATCGTATTAGCAAGAGGCTCCCAAGATTTAATTAAAAGAGGGTCTGTTGTTGAACCAGACGATGTGCCACCAGATACTAAATTAGGCATATTCCACCCCGCTAATATTAAAAATTAAATCTGTATTAGAACTTGCAGCAATATAAATATTTGAATTTGCTGGTACTACGATAGAAGTATTATAGTATAAAACATCATCTTTAATTACATTTGCATTGCTAATAATTTTATTATTTGCTGCAGGAGATGCGCCATCTTCTAAAATATGGACAGAAGCTGTTGCGTTTGCAGCACTACTTGCATTACAAATATTTATTACTTTAATAATAGAATAGTTACCAGCAGTATTTGCAACACTATAAACATTAGCTGTTGCAGCATTTCCGTGATAAAAACTCTTGGGTGTTAAACTGGGCATTTATACCCCCATCCAAACTAAAACTTGACTATCATATGTTACATTATTCATGTCCTGCAATACAACTGCATCTAAAACATGGTCAACATAACTACCATTATCATGGCTATTAGCTGTTGTGCCATCATAACCCCTGGTTGAAACAGTAAATGTATTATTTGATCTTGAAGAAATTAACACTTTTTCTTCACTTGTTAAACCACGATCAAGAACAACCACAAATGGATGCTCCCCAGACGGGTATGTGCTGCCATCTGCCACAGTAAAAGAAAGCGCAGAATTATTTATATTTGCAGTCAAATTTGTCCGCTCAGCTCCACCAGTAAATTCGCGTCTAATCATGATCAGTCAATAGTGACATCAAGATCGCCAGTAGCAATTCTTAAAGTATCACCAGCATCTGTTGTCTTATTTGTTGTAAGCGTACCCCAAAGCAGCATATTGCCACCTGTTGAATTATCAAATAATGCAATTGCTACAGTTGTGCATGCAGGCATTCCTGTAAAGTCAACATTACCGCTATTTGATGTCGCACCGCTTGCTGCAGCACTAAATGCTGCCGTCTGGCGAGCATACGAGCCGCCAGTCACTTCCGTTCCACCACCAGCATCTGTTGGAGCAACAGTAAATAAAGCAACATACACAGTTGGCATAGTGTATGAAGTTGTACCAAGAAAATGATCTAAAAGTTTATTTTCAAGATAATTAGAAAGATTTCCTGCCACTGCTAGACCTCCTGATTATTATAATACATTTCCTTTTCTTCATCACTAGGCAATCTAAAATTATCAAGAGCAAGTAAAGTTTTTGCAGTTTCCGCATCCAATTCAGCCATACGATTTTCTTTATTAAATTTAAATCCATTTGGCATTAAATATCCAGCACCGCTCTCATAATAAACAACAACTTTTTTAACATCGCTAGCAATATCAGTATTCTTTTTTATAGTTTTCTTTTCAATAACTTTTTTCTTTAAATTAGTACTTTCAGAAGTAACAATATTTGTCATATATCAATCCTATCATTTTAAAAAGATTAAATCAATTGACAGAATAAAGGCGGGGTGCGATTGCACCCCGCCAATATTCCATTCAGTTCTGAATGATTAGAGCGTGCGCAGCTTCACGTTCTTTGCAATGACATAAGAATCTGCATTCTCAACATTGCAAGCAACGCGCATAAACTGCGTATACTCAATTGTGTCCTTCTTGGGCTGGAACTGACGATACACTGTGATGTCACGGTGCATACCCACAACCTTGTTGTTGGGGAATGTCAGCTCAACATAACCGTGGTTGCCCGAAGCGCCCGAGTAGTCACCCGAAGCGGTCTCAGGCATTAACGGAACCTCCACAAGGGGGATACCATAAGGAGCAAGGCCAGTTGCGCCAGCGCCACCGTTTGCACGGATAGCACCATTCATGAATGCCTGCTCACCAAATGTTGAACCAGGGGCGGGAGCGCCTGCGGTTGCAGCAGTTGCCGAGTTGGGATTCTGAAGGCTGAACGCTGTGTCCTGAACGACAGCAGGCCCAGTAAAGAAGCGAAGCTCATTGCGACGCTGCAGATACTTGTTGGGCATGTTGCGCAGCACGCGGTCATACGACGCGCGCGACACATTGTTGCCACCCTCATCCACAACTGTGCCGCTCGTAAGAGCAAGCTTGACGAAGCCGTTAAGAGCCTTCAGCAGGCCGTTGTTGGACGAAGTGTTGCCATTAATGAGAAGATCGTCAAGATCATTAGCTGTCTGACGAGCCATCATCTGT